CACGCGCTGCCGTTCCACTTAAGCAGTTCACCCGAAGCAATAGACGTGATCGTGACATTCGCTAGGTCGCCTAAGTCGTCGCCTGTTACGTCGGTTATATATCCCGCAGCGGAGTGGTCGCCCCAGCCGTAAGCGGTGTTCCAGTTAGAAAAACCGGCAGCGGCCGTAGCAATGTTGGACCGCTCAGCGGCAGTAAGGATCTTATTCGTAGACCCTTCGACCATGTTATCCATGTCGAACACATCGCTAGCGACGGTGGTCGGGTCGTAAGTCGCCTTATCGAGATAGCTCCCAAGCTCAGATGCCACCTCGTCAGACACCGCGTCGTAGACACCTTGGGCTGTAACCCGGAGTTCCACAAGAGAACCGGCGACGAACGCCTGAGCAAGCGTACTCTCCTGCGCACGGACAATGGTCATCGAGTCGTCGGACCGGGCAGTGACCTTAACTATTTCGGTAGCACCGTTAGCATCCTGAAGTGTAGCGTAGAAGTAATCTCCACCGGTCAAGACAGGGAAAAGAGAGCCTGTTCCCGCAGCCACAACGAGGCCCAAGTCACTGCTTGAGATGGCAGAAGCTAGGACGCTTGCCGTGTTGTTCTTCAGTTTAACGGCCATTTCGAGGCTCCGTGAGAGTACCTGACTAGGACGACTGTATGTTGCCGACAATCGTGACGGATAAGAACGACGCGGACGACACGCTCGACACTGTGATACTTATATCGTCGCCTTCAGCCACAGCGTTGCTAGTTGTGTGAGTTTGCGTCTGCTTAACAGTTGATGCCGAGTTAGCAGATCCGCCAAGAGGTGTGCCGTTGATAGCTACACTAACTGTGCAAGTGCCGGTCTCCGTCTGTGTAACAACGCTGTTTATAAACCCGTTCCAGCCCGCCGCCAAAAACTTATACGTTCTATTGAGAGGCTGATCGATAACAGTTGCATCAGATACTGTGATTCCGACGGTAGTAGCAGCAACCGTGTACGAAACGAGATCTTCGATGTTCTCTTTGTTGTTCCGCAGTTCGAACAGAGCGCCAGCGTCGAGGGTTAGAGCGGATGTGCCGCCCTGCGCACGGACAACCGTCATAGTGTCAGAAGCACGCGCCGTAACCTTCACAACCTCCGTTACACCCCAAGGTGCAACAAGAGTCGCATAGAAGTAATCTCCGCTAGCCAAAGCAGGGAATTGACTACCTTCACCCGAAGAGAGCGTTATGGCAGTATCAGCCGCCGCGACCGCGTTAGGGAGTATGGTGCTAGCATTGTTGGCTAATCGTATCGGCATCAGGCAAACCTATCTCCGTAGACTCTCATCTGCCCGCGTGCGTTACCAAGGTTCGCCCTAGCCCGTCGTTCATTGACGTAGTAGAGGTATTGCTTCGCATGGTAGGTAGCGAGCTGCCGGTCGCCCCAAGCGACGTTAGGCATAACCAGAGTCTCTTGCAGCGCAGAGTGAAGGATGGCGTCTTCGAGTTCGTTGAGGATACTCTCTTCCATGCCGGTGGCCGTACGAGATGGCTTAAGTGCTAGGAAGATCCGCAGGGTATAGACCTCGTCGTTGTCAGGCAGAGGCAACACGATGTATTTGTCTGGCGTCAGCTGGGTAAACACTCTAGGCTCTGACGCGCCTTCCACGATGGCTTCGGGCACGACGAAGTCACTGCCCTCATTGAACAAAGCCTCGTTGTACTCATACGATCCCCACGGTGAAGGTGGTGTGTTACGCCAGACCGAAGCGGCTGGCTCGCCGCTGTAGAGATCAGCCCATGCGGGGTAGCGGTCCAGAGCTTGTTCTAGCGTCAGTACTTCCAGGGGGCGCTCGTTCACCACAGCGCGGAAGACCGAATGAACATCGGTCTCATTGGGCTTAATATAGCCGTACTCGTAGACACCCGGCATGATGCGGTAGGGGGTAGGCGTGTGTCGCCATGCTAGGGTGCGCTCGCAGGTACGGATCGCAGCGCGTCTGATTTGTTGAACAGCCAAGGGCTGTGGGCATCCGGGCACGCTCGGCAGGAACCTGTCGAGGAGATCTGTGAAGAGGCGTGTAGCCATCAGATGACATCCCCTATGTTAGCCTGCGGTTTGGACGGTCTCATCCCCGCCGACTTCGTGTCGGTCAGCTCTCGGTTCTTCAAGGATGTGCCAAGGAGCGAAGCGAAAGACTCGAAGAACAGTTTAGCGCGGTTGTTGTTGACGTGCTCATCATCGATGGACTCGGCGAGGTACACCGTGCAGTCGACAATAGCCGGGAAGAAAGCGTCGGACGGAGCTGTGATCGTGTCGGTAAGAATATAATCAGCAGGGATAGCCGCATACTCGCCAACGAGAACGGTGCCCGACACGGGCGGGGGGTAGAGGAAGAACCTGTCCTCGTTCTTCACATGCCGCATGAAGTTGACCGGAGACCCAGAGGTTTCGTTCATCCAGTTGGGGTAGTTCCGGTTCATAGTCTCGCGATCTACTTCTGTAACCGCATTACCGCCTTTGACTTGGAAGATATCAACGAGCCGTAGCGCATCGCTGGGGAGCGTTTGAACTGCTGTGTCTGCCTGCGTAGGGATATCCTGAATCGACCCGAACATGTCAGGGCGTAGGACTGCCGTACGTTTGATCGCCTGATTGACGAAACCAAGCAGATACGCATCGCTATACCGGTAAGGTACAACGGCGTCTTGTAGAAGGTGGCGAACCTCTACTATGATATCAGCAGGTGTCATCCCGGTAGATTCCTAGACGCCTCTGCATTAAGCTCTTCATTAGTGTACTCTGGTTCATCTTGCAAGTCACTTACGAATAGCTCAAGCTGCTCTTCGACCTTCTTACGCTGCCGACGTTTCTTTGGCGCGTTAAGGTGCTTAGGCTTATGTTTCTCAGGGAAGGCGACTTCTTCCGAGACTTCGTACAGCTTCGGGTGCTTGGCCCGGTCTTCAGTCCAGCGGAAGATATAGCCGTCGTCTTCGTGCTTCAGCCACTTAGTCATTCTACTTCCTTTTACCTGACGGCTTTACTGGCCACGACTTACGGCTCGGGCCTGTCTTCTTATTAGCCATCGTTCGCTTTTCAGTGCTCGACATCTTGGAAGCAGCCTTGGCCGGTCGACACGCCGGATATGGGCGAGAACTCTTCTGTGCCTTTGACCGCCCGCAGGGTTCACCGGTCTTGACGTCAACCCATTTCTCTCCGAACCACTTACCAAGACCTCCTTTGCTCATGACTTCTTCACTCGGTTATCAGGGCCGCGCCACCCGCCACCCCGCTTCTTGTATTCCTTCGAGGCCCAGGCGTTGGCGTAGGCACTAGGGTAGACATCGAACTTCTTCTTCGCGTCTGCCTTCACACGGGACCACAGAGATGGGTTCGTGGGCTTCGGGCTACCCTTCTTAGTAGGCATACTACCTCAACACTTCCAGGCTCGGAGTGACTTGTTGATCCGTGAGTTCGGATCGTTAGCCGTCTTCTTGCTCGTAAGTTTCTTCTTCATCCCTTGCATCCGGGCACAGAATGATTTCTTGCGTGGGCCACCTTCAGGCTGCGGCGGCTTCAGACCCGGCTTACCAGGGTTGGCTTTGTTGTAGGAGGCTCGCCCCTTGGCGTTCAGTCCGCCCTTCGGGTTCTTACCTTCCTTGCGCTGCCATGCAGGAGACTTAGCCATTACGAGGTTACTCCCTTGATCACGGCGAAGCTGAGGACGAGTGTGTCAGTGCCGGTTGATGGAAGTGACCCGTTGTCGTTGTTACCGATAGCGATACGGCACGACCCTGCGTCGACCTGCGTTACAGTAACGGTATAATACTTTCGAGTAGCCGCCGCAGCGCCAGACTTGATGTTCACGATAACGACGTCGTTCGCGCCGATCTGGTTGTTTATGAATTGAAACTCGTCAGCTTCGTGCCCTGACAGAGACCCGGCAGCGAGAGTGATTGTCCCGCAAATCTTATGCAGGGTAACAGAAGTCACGCGGCTAGTTGATTGGGTGACCGTACCACCTGCACCTGTGGTGTAGCCGAGGTTCGAAGTAGCGGCGAAAACACCCGAGGTAATAGACGTAATACCAGAGAACGAGCCGGTGAAGGTGACGTTCTGAATAGATCCGCCAGTGATTGCTACGCTGCTTGCATCCTGCGTAGATATGGTCCCAAGGCCAAGGTTTGTCCGCGCACCGCCTGCGGTGCTAGCGCCTGTGCCGCCATCAGCGATAGCAAGATCGGTAATACCAGCGATAGTGCCGCTGGTGATATTCACGTTGGATACGTCGACCGTACCGGTCAGCGCAGATATAGCGTTGCCGTTTATCTCGATGTTATCGACAACAACAGAGTCTTGCCCAACTTTAAGAGCCGATGCCGTGCCGTCGCCATCGTAGACAATCTTAGGAGTACCCGTGATCCCACCGTCAACGTGAAGGAGCTGATTATAGGTAACGTTGATTTTGTTATTGGTAAGGTTTGTAGCCATAACAAGCTCCTAGAGGGGTGGGGGCCGAAGCCCCCACAGGTTAGCTCGGTGTGACAGCGTTAGCGCCAGAAGCATCAACCCAAGTCGAGTTAGCGTTGGCCCCCGTAGCAATCTTGAGCTTACTGTTGGTCGTATCAAACACCACCGAACCTGCAGCTTTGTTAGCCGTGTTGATGGCGTTGTCGATATCAGCAATCTCTGCAGCGGTCGCAGTCGGAATCGTAGCCGAGATCGACGCAGAAACTACATCGAGTTCAGCATTGATCGCCGTCAGCTTCGAGTAGGTAGTCCCTTTGTAACGAGACATGTAGATCTCCTTTGTAGGAGTAGGGGGCCGAAGCCCCCTACATGTTAGCTACAATCGATGACGGCTGCGAAGACGCGGAAGACGGCACCTGTCGGAAGGGCTGTCTTCAAGAGGAGGTCCAGCGTATCGTCGGCTGCGAAGACAATCGGAGCCGCAAGAGCATTCGATTCAGAACCTGCAGCATCAGCTGCGAGATCACTGGTGAACGCTGCCGTACCCCCGCCGTAACCGAAGTCAACCACAGGAGAACTACCAGACGAAGAAGCTGTCGTGACTTCCACACCTGCTGCGAGGAGGACAGAGTTAGCGCCTACATCGATAACGGCAAGACCGTCACCAGCAGTGAGCGCTGTTTCCCCAGCCGAAGCCCGAGCAGCAACAACTTCGTCGTAGTCAACGATGACTTCGTAGTACCGAACACGAGCATCGCTATGCGCGGGGTAGTCGAACCCCGACTTTTCTGTGTAAACAGCCATTGTTCAGCACTCCTTATGCGAAGTTGACGACTGCGGTCGAGATGGCTTCCGGCTTCACAACCTTATAGCCATAGACCTGGAGGCCACGGATGATGTTACCAAACGTGGTTTCCGAGCGGATCGTCTCCATCTCCGTCATCTGCGAGGCGAAGGTGAAGCCCATCTTGTGACCTGCGATGATCGAGGTGTTACCACCGGTGACATCGAGGTTGTGGCTCACGTAGAGGGTGAACCGGTCGATCATGCCGAGGCGACCGTTACGGACGACGGACTGCGAGTCACCTGCGAGCGAGGCATCCTTCAGTTCCGACTTCTTGATCAGGCCAGCCATGCGAGCCGGGATGACCATGTAGCGATCCCCTTCGGGGCAGTTGGCTTCGTCAAGGACCGTGCCCATGTCGACAACGAGATCCGTGACAGAGACAGTGCCGCCCGAGCCGTCCTTCGTGACGGTAAGCGGAGCGCCTGCCGTGCCAAGATCAAAGGATGCCGACTGTTCACCAGCGGTAGCGCCACGGTTCGTGGAGGCTACATCCGTCAGCATGTCCGACAGGACGCGCTGGTCGATCTTAATCTTCATCTGCTCAGAAGCGTCCTTGGACCACATGTCCATGAGCTTCACGTCAGACTGGACGCGATCAACATCGTCTTCGACGCAGGCAAAGTACTCACCCTTATCGATAACGAGCTGCAGCTTCGGCTTGTCGGGGTTTTCCACGACAAGGTTCTGACCCTTGACGTAATCACGGATCGTGATGTTCGGCTGAGTACGGATGTTGACCGTATCACCCTGGTTGCGGATCTCACCTTCGTAGTCCGTGTTGCTGATAGCAGCAAGCACAGTAGCGTCGTAGAAGTTCGTGATAAGCTTAGACGACCAGATTTCGGGGATGAAGTTACCCGAGTAGTCAGGACGACCAGAGGCAACGGGGAAAGCCATTTCCTAGCTCCATTTAACCGTTCATAACAATGCGCCCCTCGCCTTGTGCAGCGAAGATGTCGCGTTCGATTTTGTCCCGCTCTGCCTCACGTCCTTTGTAAACACCCTTACGCACATCGTCGAAGAACTTCTTGATGTCGGCAGGTGAGTACGTTTTAACATTGCTACCCTGAGCTGCAGAGCCGCCTGAGCGACCTTTGCCTGGGGCAACCTGTTTCTGGAGTTCGTCAGAAGCGGTCCGATTGGGCTGAGCACTAGCTTGGCCGTTCTGGGATTCCCACGTCGAGAAGAATGCAGCAACGCGGTTCGCATCCAAGTTCTGTTGAGCACTAGCAAGATAGTCTTGCCTGGACATGCCAGACAGGGGGTCGACTTCAAGTAGCCACTCATGGAACTGTGGGTTGTCGTTGATCTCCTTCCACGCGGGTACGGCCCGCGTAAGGTCAGACCAAAACGCTTGCTCTGCGCTAGCAGCTTGGCGGTGAGCGACCTGCTCAACCCGAGGAACTACGCTAGTCTGTAGCTGCTGGAGCATACGCTCCATGTCGGCGATCTTCTGCGAGACGGAGGAGACCTCCTCCCGCGTGACACGACGCATAACGTCGATAGAATCACCGTACTCCTCAAGATCGTTGTCTGTAATAAGCTTAGTGACCTCGGCAGGCTGCTCCGAAGAGACAGTGCTCTGGGTGCTCATACTAGACAGCAATTCTTCCATGCTGTTAAGGCGTTCGTTGAGCTGCTGATTCTCTGCCCGAAGCCGTGCAGTATCAGCGTTGTACATCCCTTGCAGGGTGCGGTAGCGATGCTCGTATGCAGTCTCGTCGTTGGTGCCCGATTGTCCGCGCTCATTAGACTCGGGCTGCTGATCAGACTCTTCATCGTTGTCGGCTGCGGTCACAGGAAGTTCTTCCTGAGCTTGCCCACCTTCTTCCGAAGCCGGGGTCTCGGGGTTCAGATCTTCGTACAGTTTAGCGACAGCCTCAGATTGCTTACGAATCTGTTCAGGTACGGCCATGTATTACGCTCCTTCTCGGTATGCGTGGTTAAACGTCAGCTACCCCTGGGGGGTTGTGCTGGCAACTTAGGGGCTTGGGTACACAGTTTATACAACTCAGTCAAGACTTGGCAGCGCCCCTGTGCTGTGGCCATCTGGGTTGTAACATGAGGTAACTGCTCAAGTTCACGTTGTCGCCACTCTCCCAACCATTCAACGAAGGCAGGGTGTTGGACAGCAACAGCAGCTACGACTCGAAGGGTTTCCGCGTCAGGACGGATCATGCCGCTCCTCCTGTCTGCTGGTTCCTAACCGTGGCGGACTCTGCGCCACCTGCCGGATTACCAGCTGCATCAAGAGCTTGCGGTGCGGAAGGCTGTTGGGGTTGCGCCGCTTCAGCGGCGATCTGAAGCTTGGTCTTGTACGCGAGCTTCTCCCGTGATGGGATGATCTCGTCGACCGGCATCTGCAGCCCCTTGGCAATCTCACGGAGGATAGCAGCGCGACCTTCAGGCCCCATGATCTGCATATCGATTTCGTTACCGGTAGCGTTAAGGAACTCAACGCGGCGGATGTTTGTGGTCTCTTTAACAGCGAGGTTAACAGCGCCTCGGGCGATCACTTCGGCATCACCCTTGATCGACTCGTCCTCGTCGTAGCGCATGTTGTAAACAAACTGCCGGTGAACGATGGGTTTAATAACATCGTTGTCGATATGCATGACGACTTGGCGGATGCCCTTACCAGCAGAGCCCATGAGCATGGACAGACCAGAGGCTGTGCGGCCCGCACCTTTAACGTCAGTGTCGCCGTAGATGTAGGCAGGGATACCCGAGTGGTCGTCGGCTAGACGGCTGAATCTTTCGTAGACAGCCATAAGCGTATTAGCGTTATCGTTAGGTTGGTTGAACCTAACAGCCGGGGCAGAAGAGCCTAGCGGGTCGTTCGTAACCTGCCAGATCTTCCAGGGGTACATCTGCGTGATGTCTTCGTTGGGCGGGATACGCTCAAGGTTCACTTCGACCTGCGGGCCAGAGGCGATACCCATGTTGTTAACAAGAGCACGGGCTGCTGCGTTGCACACCCCCTGAAGGTCTTCGATGATCTCAGGAATGCCGCGACCCCAGAACGCTCCGGGGGACTTGATGAACGATGTTTTCGTGTAGGGCTTCTCGCCAAGCGGGTCGTAGTTGAGTACCGCTTTGATCACATAGTTACCAGCAAGCCACACGTTGGCGTCGTACTCACGAGCTTTGTCAGGAATCTCTTCTTCCGTCATGCCCCACTCACGGAGCATGGCACCGCTCACCTTACCCCAGAACTCCAAGACGTCGAACATGTCGGTGGGGCGCATCTCGGTGTAGAACTTCCGCTCTTCCTCCTCGCGCTCCTGCTCGATGTGTTCTTGAATCCATGACTGGTTAGGCCCGAGGTCAAGCACCTTACGAATAGCATCATCGTCGTAGTTCGGCACGCCGATAAGATCAGACATCTCAGAGCGACTCAGCTTGTGGTGCTCGAACAGATACCCGTCGTTGATCCTTGTGATCCCAGGCTCAGGGTAGATCTTGAAGGGGTCTACCCGCTCGAACTCAGGCGCTAGCCGCTCACCCGATGTAACTGTCGTTGCCCCTT